GTAATGAGCCAGCCCATCCGGGTCTGCTATCACCTACCTTGATTACTGTATCTGTATTATGCATTGCTTCATTGACGATAGGTAGCTTCTCAATGCTATGACGCTCAACACTGAAGCCAACGCCAGTGCCACACATTAAAATGTACATAGTCTCATCAAATGCACGTGGTGTGTCTACTGCTAAGTAGGAACAGTTGAATGCTCCTACGTGGCAACGGTCTAGTGCAGGGCCAGATGTCATCAAAGCTCTCATGCTAGGCATGATGTCTTGGTTCAGTACCGCTTCCTCTAGTTCGTTACGTAACTTAGTGTCTAGCTTATAGCTGTGATTTTTCTTAAGGTGCGTAGTCATATAATCAAAGTATCGTGTTACTGTCTCACCCCACGTCTCACGTCTTTCTTCTTCTTCTTTCCATCGTGCATAGCGAGACAACGCTATGAAGTTCTGGTAGTCTGTTGGTAAATGGTTACTTAACATATCTCTCACTCCTGTGTTGTTTTAATAGATTTAATTTCAGCACCGTCAACATCATAGAAGTACTCTCGTATAGCATCTTCTATCTCTATGTCAACATTACCATCTGCTGGTACAGGGTACTCCTCTGGGTCAATACTTAGTGTCAGGAAAACTTTAACTCTGGTCATTGTATAAACCCTCTACCTCTTTTGTTAGAGCATCTAAGTACCACATAGCTTTCTCTAGGTCTTGTGTACCATTCTTGTAACGGTAACGCCATAAGTATTTCATTACATTGCCTTGCAGATAGAACTCAAAGCCCTCACCAAGGGCGGCACGAAGGGCATCAATACATTCTATACCAGATGCGTTGTAGTGTGGTGGGCTATTAACCATGTCCACATTACCATATGCTTCCTTACCTGCCCGTTCAATTGCGTCCTCTTGCATTGACATCTGTTTCATATACTCTTCATGTCTTAGCTGGTTCATCATGCACTCCCTTTCGTCCTTGTATTAAAGTCAATCTGTATTACATTATCTTCCTCTCCTATTATTCTAGATTTTTCTTCTAGCTCTACTTCGTAATCCCCATCTAAACTTTTTAGTGACATAACATAATCATGTACAAGGTCTCTAAACTTCTCATTGTATTCCATAACAGGTATTGTACTAGCTAACATTTTGCAGAAGTGCATTACTTGAGAATAGTCATCATCCATCAATGTGTTTTCAGGCTGTGTTATAATAGCTACATCAATATCGCCTGTCCACTCATTATCAGTATCAGTTTCGGGTCTTATACGTATTATAAAGTCACTATCTTCAATTTTAGTATGGTCTTTTTTCGCCATGTTACCTTCTCCTTTTTACCTTGGTCCCACTGAACTTGATAAAGTTAGGGTGACTATTAATACCTTTCTCTCTTAGCCAATCTTCTGGGATGATGCGGTCATAGTATAAGAAGTTATACTTGATGCACCACTCAGCGTATGTAGACTTAGCACCTTTGCGTAGCTTACGTCTACTGTTTTCAAAGACAAACCTAATGTCTAAGTCAGGATGTTGCTTCTGTACTGCCAGATGTTTACGTCTATCTGCCGCAGTGAACATCCCCTTACTCTCAATTATTATGCCATTAGGTAGAACAAAGTCTGGTGTATAGGTACGGTAGGCTAGGTCTTCCCATTCTATCTTAACAGATTCATAACCAAAGTCAATGTCTCTTTCTTTAAGATAGTCAGATAACTTAACCTCTAAGCCTGACCGATACCCATACTTACGTGCCGCTTTAAATCTGTTTCCATTAGGCGGCATTGTATTTATCATCCAACTCTACATAGTTCATAGTCTTAGGAGACTTTGCTTGTGACATAACTGCAGGTAGTTCCTGTAGTGTAGGCCAGCAATCAAAGCGGTAAGAACAGAAGCCACAGTGTACACTTAGTACTTTATTTCCTGTTGCCTTACCACGAAAGGTTTCTATCTCAGGTTCGTGACACCGCTTGAACTCATTCTTCTCTACGGTATTATGTACTTCCTGTATCTTAGCAACCTCTGCATCCACATCTAGTCCGGTAGCGGGTACATACTTGAAATCACCATTAGCTTTGTTCACTACCCACCAGCCACCAGCTTTTTTACCAGCGGCTTTTGCATAACCTGCAAGCTGCGCAATATAGCCGAAGCTATCACCACTTGCTAGTGTATCATACGACTCAAACTTGTTAGTATAGGACCAATTAGACGCTGATTTAACATCATCAACAGCACCATCAATAACGATGTCATATGTTCCATTAACGGATACGTCATTATCCAGTTCCAAAGTAACATGTTCCGGCTCTTCATATTTAACTCCCGCTTCTTTAAGTAAGCCCTTGAATACAGCCTCGACTATATCACCAAGCATCATGTTCATAATGAATGTTGTCGGCATAGGAAGAGCGACTTCCGGCTTGTTCTTCTCATACCATAGCTGACAGGTAGACCTGCCAACATTAGACATGCGAAGCCGGAAGTCTCCACGCTTCTTCCCACTACCGAACTGGCGAGACAGTGCATCTTCAATGTCTGCAGATACCTGTTTAATGGTACTGTCAGCCATAGTGGACTTGCCTTTAACAGCATTGTCCATGTACTGATGTAACGCCAGTTCAGCGGGGTGTTTCATTAAGCTACCTCTTCTTCCAATTCAATGTCAACAACACCGCTGACATCTATCTCATCAAGGGCATAATCATTCTTACTAACAGCCTTCTCTGCATATGTGTTGATAATGTATTCATTGTAGTTCTGTACCCATGACATGAAGTCAGCAAACCTATCTTGGTCTATTTGAGTTAGCTCAATGGTGTTTGTTACGTCAAGAGACACTGTTGGTAAGTAGAAGCTATTACCGTTAGGTAACTTCTGCTCATCTGTGTTCAATGTAACATTGTGCTGAACAGGTAAACGCTTCATCTTACCTAGCTTAGTAAAGATGCCACCGACAGTCTTGAAAGCATCACGGTTCTCTACTTCCCAGATGATTGGTGTAACGTCAACCTCTACTGCCTTACCATTGGCATCCGTTGGGTTAACTAATTCTACTGTACCAAGTATAACCCGTACTCGTTTAATAGATTTAATTAAGTCCTTTGTTGCCTCTGGCAAAGACTTGTAGTCTTCAATCCAACCGGATGGTTTACCGCAGTTGTAGCCACCATCGTTATCCTTCAAGTCAATGTTAAGGGTATCAGCCATAACTGTCTTGACGTAACGATTAGGTGTACCAGCATTGCCCATTACAAACTTCTTGTACATGAAGCGTTGCATGAATGGACGGATGATGGCTGACTCAGCGTAGTAAGTTGGCCCGTCTGGAATCTCTAGCTTGTATGTACCACCGGGTACTACTTCCATGTTTACCTTCTTGCCATTTACATCTGCCATGCCCATGATAGCTGAGTGGTTGATGCGGAACCGTGCAAGAAACATGCCCTGCTTCTTAGTAGTAGAGGCTTCAGTTGCCATGCCCATAGCCTTTGCCATCTCAGCATAGTTATTAGTGTCGATTGTCGTTAGTTCTGTCATAAGAAATCTCCTTATCTAGTTTGAAAGTTTGTTAGTTATATCAGATTGCATCCTTAGTGTCAAGCCAATTATCACCTATTTTGGATTCCAACAATAGTGGTACGTTGAATGTGATGCCCCATCTAGTGGTAATCAAAGCAGGTAACTCTTCGTTTGTACGCTTGATGATGTCGAGTACCTGTCTCTCCTCATCGGGATGAACGTCAATAACAATACTATCATGTACACTATTTACTACACAAGACTGCATACTGTCAAGTAATTTATCAATGTGTAGTAGGCATAGTGGTACAATATCTGCGGTTGCAAATGATTGTACAGGGTAGTTCTTTATTTGTGTAAAGAATGTAACTGTACCGTTGCGTCTTCTTGCCACATCTGGGAAGGCAAACTCCCTGCCTGTGGGTGTTGTAATCTTGTGTGTATTTACAGCTTCCGTAGCCAATCGGGAATGCCATGACTTAACCCCTTGGTACTTCTCTGTGAAGTGTTGATAGTACGCTGCTTCCGCTGGTGTTCTACCATATCCTGTTGCGCCGTAGAGTGGAGCAAACGTATGCGCTTTCGCATCCTGTCTGCTCGTAGGCTGACCAGCATCACTAATAACTTTAGCGGTGTATGAGTGTACATCAAATCCAGTAGATACTTCTTCAATTGCTACTCCATCTTGTGAAAGGAAGGCGGCTGTACGAAACTCAAGCTGTGCCATATCAGCCTCAAGTATCTTGCCACCATTGAAACGAGATACAAACACCTTCTTCACAGGAAATGTACCACCGCGTGGCATGTTCTGCATGTTAGGGTTTGCACCAGAAAACCGACCTGTTGAGGTACGGTGTTGTAGTAGACTGACGTGCAACTTGCCATCTGACTTAGTGTATGTCTGTATACCATCAACGAATGACGATAGGTATGTATCAACGGCAGATAGCCTACGTACCTTACGTAAGAAGTCAACAGCATCGTCCATACCTTTAGCTGTCGCCGCCGCCTCTAGTAGTTCTAGGTTCTGCTTGCTGGTAGAGAAACCATTGGCACTTGCCCACTTAGACGTGGGCGGTTTGAATTTCAGTCCCGCCACATCCATAGTAGGTACAAGAAGATAACCACGCCCACTACAGTTTTTACAGCTTGTGGGTTTGACAAATGGTGTTCCATCTTTCTTTACCTTTCTTATCTGTCCTGTACCGTTACATTCACGGCATTGATTTGCTACTGTTTTGTGCAGTCGTTCAGTTCCGCCAGCAATCAAGCTACGAAAGTCTGCATCTACCATATAGGGGTCAATAGCATTGCCCCAATATTGCTTATCTGACACCTTACGGCTATATATAACCCAAGACAATTGCTCTGGGCTATTGAGATTAATAGGGGTATCACCCATCAACTTACGTACATGCTTCTGTAAGTCATGTACTAAATCTCTTTTCTCCTGTTCAAACTCTAGCCGTACAGCCGATAATGCTTCTAAGTCTACCTTGAAGCCGCGCTGATAGATACGTGCTAGACATACCACTACCTCATTAGTGAGTGTTACGGTTGGCATCAATGCGGCATCAGCTAGGGTGTTAAGACGGTATACTAGCTTGTCAGACAGTTGTTGTGTAGCATGTATGTCAGCACTGAGATACTCAGACAACTCAGCATGGGGTATTTCACGTGTAGTATATCCTCGCTTGAAGTACTCCTTGAGTGTGTCCTGCTTCTTAGTGTCTAACTCATACCGTTCAGCACAAGCCTCAAGAGATAGCGGCTCCTTGATACCACGTTGTAATACATACTCACCAAGCATTGTATCGAACACAGGGCCATCATACTTGAAGCCTGATTCCCATAGCCAGAGTAAATCATATGCGGCGTTATGCATAATGAGTACGGTAGTTTTGTCTAGCCACTCCTGTACAACAGTGTGTCCGAAGTCATCTGCCTCAACCTCACTGTGGTCAAATGTTACTAAGCGTTCTACGCCTTGGTCATTGAGCATACCTATCATAGTAAGTGAATTGTCTGGCTCAAAGGGGTCAAGGTGCAACTTACCATCACGCTTGGTGGTAGTATTCTCTACATCTAATGTTAGCTTCATCCTTCGTACCTCGCTGTCTGATAGTCTAGGTTACAGTTTATCATACCGTGCCAGCCATTCAGCTTGTTCTTAACGATGTTGATATGACGTAACGGGCTATCTTCTTCTTGTCCTTCTACAGAGGGGGACTTACCTATCAGTATCATAAGGTCAGCCTCTGCCGCCTTACCTGTACGGCTACCCTGCATCATGGACTGGTTAAGTTGTGACCGTCCCTCTGCCTCTGCGGATAGCTGAGACATATAGAACACAGCACAGTCATATGTCTTGGCAATTTGTCTAGCATAAATAGCACAAGCGGCTAGTGCTTGGTCTTCTCTAGCATAGCTACCAGCTACACCAAACTTATCACCCATATCAAGCACCAATACATCGGGCTTATACGCTTTACATACAGACTCTACCCAAGCCATGTCACGACCACCTGCATCTTTAATCTTGATGTTGTCCATCACAGGTTGGTACAGTGCCTTTGCTTTACTCATGTTGTCCCTTACCTCACGTGCTGTCATACCAGCGGCGGCGGTTAGGTATCTAGCACCAACGCGGTGGGTGGGTTCCTCATTACATAAGATGACACACTTGGCACCTTGATGTGCAAACCCACCCGGCGAGGCAATCAGTGAAGCATGGAAGGATGTCTTACCTGTGTTAGGTCTGGCACCTACCTCAATCAACTGACCGCCGCTGATACCCTCTACCTTACGTGTGACAGATGGGATATTGAACGACCACTTAGCTTCCAACTCA